CTCTTATTATTGATGTCGGATTGGTCTGGATCTCCTAAAACGAATACTTTACTAAATTCTCCGATACGAGTAATCAACGTGATTAATTCTTTTTGTGTTAAATTCTGAGCTTCATCAGCAATGACAACTTTGGCATTCCAATTCAATCCCCTCAAGAATCCAACAGGTACTGCAGTCACTCGGTCATCCTTCATTAATTGGTCTATATCAGATTTTGGCAATAATTCAATCATTTTATCCAATAGTGGTTGAATGTATGGAGACATTTTTTCAGCAGCTTCTCCAGGTAAAAATCCCAATTTTGAATCGGAACTCTCAACGGCACTTCTAATATAGATTAAATCACTGACTCTCTTATCATTTAACATTATTAGAGCAACCAAAACGGAAAGATAGGTTTTAGAAGTTCCGGCTGGACCAGAAACGAACATCAATTTAGTATCTTTATCGAATGCCATATCTAAAAATTTGTGTTGATATTCAGTCAATTCTCTTCTGAATATATTAAGATTACCATTAATTTTGTTTCTCTGTGGAATAACAGGACTATTATCCTTACTGACCTTATTTTTTTGTCGATTCTTTTTCATTATTGTATATTTGTTTTTCTGACAGAAATTTTTGGAGTACAACTACCCTAGAACATAATTCATACAATTCTGCATCCATATAGAATTGATAGATATTATTTATATTGTTTAGGTAGTCTTTTTCGGATAGGGTAATAACAAACTCAGATTCGTCGAATTGAAATACTTCCACCATAGGTAATTCATTTTCTATTGCGTAGGCTATAGATGCTATGGTTTGTTCCATCATTGGGACACGATGGGAATTGATAAAACCCAACAGTTCCTTATTGGTTGACGGGAGACTGTATTTAGCTAATTTCTTTATTCTCTCTTTATTAGCCATAATCGGTATTATGTTGCTAATAAATATTTTAAGAAATGTCTATAGATACAAATAAATCATCTTTCTAATGATTATTTTGCCTATTGACACGGATGCCCGTATTTACACATTCAATTCTCGAATGCGTTTATCTGCTAATTTTTGCCACTTTATTATAGTTCCAGACGAAGCCGATTTATAAGCCGCGCCGATTTCTAATATAGATTTTACTTCTTCTACCGTGACGGCTTGTTCTAATTTTTGCAGTATGCTGGGAGATTCGTATTTACTTTTTTTCAACCACCTGCGACGAGATTCATAAAATGTAGGAACTTGTCCATATTTTGTAATTCTACTCATTTCACTATCTATCTCTTTATTGAGAATACATAGTTCATCATTTACAATCATCGTCTTTTCTTGAGTTTCCATAATATTTAGTAGATTCGGTGGATTTTTTTATTAAAAGGTACAATTTCTATTTTTGTTCCGTCTGGAAAACGGTTTAATACACGTTTCCAAAAATTTAATTCGGCAATTGCTGCCTCATCACTGGATGCGAGAAAGTCTCTATCAGAAACTCTATGTCCGTCTCGAACGACTACATATTTAGTTGGTTCAGCCGATTGTTCGTCTAACGTAGAGAATTTACTCGTATTATTTATGCCCATATATTTATTTTCTGGTTTTTGTTTTGTTTATTTCTGTTAAAATGAAATTGGCTATTTTTTTGGCTTTTGTGTCGGAAATAATAATGGCATCAGACCAAGGAATGCCTGTTCTCAATATATTCCAACACCAACGTAATCTTTCTTTAAATCCCAGAGGACGATCAGAACACATTGGTTTCCACATAGAGAACTCAAAATTAGAATATGCATCCCCCGAAAATCTATGAATTTCAAAGATTTCACATCCACCATCACATGTCGTGAAGTGAAATTTTGAATAGTCTCGTTGATTCATCATTCTTCAATATCCTACACTTCTTTTAGATTGTCAACCAGTTATAGATTTTTTAATTCTTTCCTTTCTTTCTTGGTCAATGATGTTATATTGACACAACACATTCTATGAATGTTAATTTTTAGACATTTAGAACTATATTTATATTAATATGAATCCAAAATTATCTGATATAGCCGTGGATGTAATTCGTGAGAATGAAGTTAAAATAGATGATTTATCCGATCAATTTGAAGTGGGGGAGAGAGGATTAGAATATCTCAAAAATGAAATCTCCAAACTCAATCTTAAAGCAGCCAAGTGGAAAGTTCCTGGCATTGAATTGAAAGTTATTAGTGAACGTAAAGTAAATGATACGTCTGATAATTTGTGGGGTGGACAAGAAGTAACCGGAATAAAGAAATACTACACAGTAAAAATTGAAGGCGATGCGCCACAAGTCGAAGGATTTCAGTTTATAGGTAAAATAGAACACACCCCTACTGGAGAAAATATTCTCAACATCTCACCCAATTCAAAAATCAAAAATTTGCCTGAAGTTTATAGAACGATAAAAGGTGAATGTGATGTATGTAAATCTAATAGGGAAAGGTTTAATACATTTATTCTCCAACTCGAAAAAGATTCTGAAAAATTTCCAGATAAAAAAGAAGGAGACTTGATTCAAGTCGGAAGTGCATGCCTTAAAAGATTCTTGCCTGGTATAAGTGTTTCTTCATTGATGAACTATGCCAAAATTATAGAAGCAATCCGTTCATTGAAGGCTTCGGATTCTGAAAATGAACCCGAGAGTGAAAATGATAGAAGTATGCCGGATATTTATAAAAATCATATCCCATCAAAAACATTTATGAAATATGTAGTATTATCATATCTCGCTAATGGAAAATTTGTAGCAAAGAAAAATGCCAATTATGAAATAGGAGAGTATCCAACATCCGAAGAAGCGTTGAACTTAATGTTCAATAATAAAAGTGAATTGCCTATAATGAAAAAAATTAAAGCCAATTCTACACTTTTGAATCATGCGAATGATTTATGTGAAAAGGTAATAGACTGGATGGAAAAAACCAATTTTTCAGAACTTGGTTCCGGACAACCAGATTTCATGAACTATTACAATAATGTAAATGTTTTGTCTAAGTCTCCAACGATAAGAGCAAAGAATGCCGGATATTTTGCAAGTATTTTAGCATTATATCTAAGACATCATAAAGATTTAAACAAAAAACAATCGGACGGAGAAAAGATTTACGTAGGGAAAATAGGAGACAAAATCACCTTTCACGGAAAGTTAATCAAATTAAAATCGTTTAATTCACAGTGGGGAATATCGGTATTACATGTCTTCGAGGATTTAGATGGAAACAAAGTAAATTGGTTCACTAGTACCGATTCAGGAATGATAGAAGGAGAAACCTATCCTATTACAGCGACTGTAAAATCACATCAAGTTGATAAATATTCTCAATTACCAACCACCACGGTAAAGAATGCCAAAATCAACAAAATGTAATTCTTCTTCAAGAAGAGAACAGATACGCCTACATGTAGGATGTTTGATGCGGTTGTTTAGAGAATATAGATCCTCCAAACGAAAGAAATTTACAAAGACTTTCCTCAAAAGAGGGTGGTTCTTTATTAAAGGAATTCTTAGAGCTATTATTTAGATTCTGCCGACTTTACATCTCTGTAATACCATTGGTCATATTCACCACGGCATGCTGTATAATCTGCTTGATGAATTATTCTAGGAAGATTAGTTCTTAAATAGTGGTCGGGGTTGTATTGTTTTAAATATTTCTCGGCAGATTCATTATACATACCATCAGCCAATTTGATTCCAAAATATTCCTTCATCGACATACTTATTCCATTTTTTTGTAGAATAAATATTGCTCTATCTGTTACTTCCATGTATTGAATGTTTGGATTTAACTTATAGATTTCTCCCCTTCTTGTTTTCCAATCTTGGTCTTGGGGAACGTAATATTCTCCTTGTTCTTTATCTCCCAATTTACCTAAATCATGATGCATGGCAGAAAATACCATTTCTTCGTCTGTAAAATCTATAACGGCTCCGGCCAACTGGAATAACTTTTTACAAGCAAAAGAAAGTTTGATGACACGCATAATGTGAATCAAATATCCTCCTGGTTGAGCCAAATGAAAATGTTCACATACCGACGCTGGAGACATTATAGTGGTTATTCCGTATTCTTCACTAGAATACAACTTTAAAAGTTTTTCTCGTCTATCTCCTACAAACGATGTATCAATTAGTGAAATAAATTCATCGTAATTTTGTTGTAATTCTTCTTCGTTGAGTTGTGGCTTTTCTATCATGGTATATATTATCATTTCTACATCGGATGCACAACTTATTTTATTACATAAAATGTCGTCTTTTAGAAAAATCCACAATATTTATTTTAAACACACATAACCTATGATATTCAATTCACCGTTAAATGATTACAATGCCTGGAGAAAAGGACCAAAACATCCCTCCGAAATTGCCGAAGAAGAAGCACTACTTCACAGAATAATCCAAGAACAAGTCGCAGCAGCCGCTGCTGCAGCTGGCGTGGCCGCTGCCGGCGGTGCAGGTGGAGTTCCACCACTTACTTTTTTTAGTCCTGTAGCTCCCGCTGCACCATTGAATACTTCAGCATCACAAGTGAGCGGAACATTGTCAGTAAGATTCTCTTGGTCCAGCGCAGACAGTGACGGAGAAGCATTCGTAATTCAACGTTCGACAAACAATGGAACCTCTTGGAATGTATTGCCTACAACTGGGTCAATTACGACTGGTTCATTTGCTTCAGGGTCGGTAATGACATATCTTGATAAAACGGTATTTACACCAAGTACCGCTTCTTACAGAGCGTATGCAATGAAATTAAATGTTGCTACTCCTATTAGTTCAAGTTTCAGTCTATCATCGAGCGTATTCGTGTTGAGTGGTTCGATAGTTCCATAAACAATTAATTATAAAAACGAAGAAGCCGGATGAAAATCCGGCTTCTTTATGTCCACGCATAAAAAAGGCCGGAACCTTAAGGTCCGGCTTGATATTCATATTGGCGGATAGCTGAGGAGTCGAACCCCACCCACATTTAAGGAGCAATCTGTTTTCGAGGCAGTTCCAGAACCCTGTCTGGTTAACTATCCAATATTGGCGGAGAGTGAGGGATTCGAACCCCCGCACCCATTTAAGGATGTCCACAGCTTTCCAAGCTGGAACCTTACCACTCGGTCAACTCTCCATAGATGATGAAACTTATTACCTGCCAGAATCACGTCTTGGCATACATACTCCACTTTAGGTCGGAGATAACCTGACACGATCTTCAGTTGAACTAAACAACCTACTTGTTGCTCGTGTTTACACCGCTAGTATCAAATACGACGGCGATTTAATATAGGTGTTCATCACCTGTACATAAATATCATATTGAATCAAAAATGTCAATATAAAAATTCATCTGAACCACAATGCTTCGTAATGATTCAATTCTCCGTTTTGAAATAATTTTTCCCAATCAATCGATTTTTCTCCCTTGCAAATAGTCTGAAGAATATGTTTCTTGATTCTTAATCCTCTTTCATAAGCAAGACGGTCTGCCTCATTCATATAATCCTGAACACGAGTCTTACATTCATTGAATTCTTTTGCATCAGGATCATTGATGCAAATTTCACACCCACCACAATTACATGAACTATTATTACAGTGTGGACAAATGATTATTGCGGTATCGCATAAATCGCACCAATCGACTGTATATTTTCCCTTCCATTTTCCAAAAAAAATTTCATTTAATATTTTTTCACTCATTGTTTATAATCCACGTTAAGAATTTTGACAGAAAGCTGTCTATTGAGAGTAGGCGAATACTCTGGAGTGACGGGTCGTAAAACGATACCTTCACCATTCTGTTGACCGTATTTATAACTATTAGCAATCTCTTGAAGTTTCGTTACGTTCCAGTTATTATCTAATACAAATGTGTCTCCGATTTGTTCAACAGGAGTCAAATCAAGGTCGGCACAGATGGCTTTGATATAATTCCAACTATACCATTCTCCATTATTCAGGTTACGCACACTAAATACACGAAAAGTCTTTTCTGATAACCCCATTCGATTACTTTGAATACTAGGGCCGACTGCCTCAGCTTGAATGGCCACATTAAAATTCCGTCGAATTAATTTTTGAACTAATCCAAGTTTGTTTACAATCGTCCAGAATCCTGTTCCTTCTTTTTGTTCAAGTTTTCGACTACAAACACGGACCTTTCCATCTTGGTAAATAATAGTACAAGAACTTCCGTCGGCTTTACCTGTGATATAACATTCTTTTCCTCGTAATTCTTTTAATATATCTTCTCCATATTTTAATAAATTCTCTTCGTCTGTAACAGGGATAAGATTTGTTGGAAAAAATCCAACGGCTTCTGAACAAATTGGTTCTGGTTTTTCATATTTAACGATTCCTAATTCTTCTGTAACATCCATTCCTTCAATAAAAATCCATTCTTCGCTACATGGTTTATCACCACCATCTGGCTTTGGAATGACCGAAAGAGAACACACAAGACCCTGTGAAGGTGCTCCCTTGAAACGAGAATTCCAAATGCGATATTTTTGACGTTCCAAAAATGAAAAAAATGGATTGGTAGAAGGAACAATGGTGTCAATAGTAATAAAAACTACTAATTGACCTTCTTGAAATTCACCTTTTTTGATGACCACAGGCCACTCCTTAATTTTGGCTACTTCAAGCCTTTCCACTTCAGGATTAGGATGTACAGAAATTGAATGAATTTTTTCGATTGTTGCTAAATCTTTCATGGGAGTTAATATACAGGAGGAATAGAAGAAGTCAAGAAGATTGAAGAAGAAATTGGCTGGGGATGTTAGAATCGAACTAACACATCGACTTTCAGAGAGTCTTATGCTACCACTACATCAATCCCCAATAAAATTGGTGTTCCGTTTGGGAATTCAACCCAAGTTTCATAACCCGTTCAATTTCTTCGGGTACAAACACTCAGTAACTAACCTTTGGTGACTAACTCCGAAGGAAGTAATTGCTTCGTAGTATTTTATTACTACTCGTGTAATCTCCATCAGTCACGATTTTGATCCACGCATCGCCAGACAATTACATTTTATTCTATTGTGTTTCCTTTGAAACAACCGAACACTAAGATTTTAATAAAAATAACGTCAGAATCCAAGCCCTACGTTCTATCCTCGTTAACCTGAACGGAATATCTTTTTGTATCATCCGTATGGTCTTAATAGATTCTCGTAACGTCATAAATTGGTGGAGCTAAAGAGAATCGAACTCTTATCTCGACTATGCCATAGTCATGTCCTACCGTTGAACGATAGCCCCTAAAAATTAACAAGATGCTGAATTTACTCTTGTTTGAGTGTCCCTTTTACAACGAACAAGGTTGTCGCCTTTCGGCAATT